TATCAAAGGTGCGTGTTCTTTGCACTTTACCCTGATTATAAGGGGTTTTTTTGATGATGCAGTAGCTTTGATTACTTATGGTGATGACAATAAAATGGGAGTATCAAAAGATTACCCTAAATATAATCACACCAATATGCAGAAGGTTTATGCCCACTACGGTATTGAATATACAATGGCTGATAAGGAAGCTGAATCTGTACCCTATGTCACTAATAGTGGATCAGATTTTATTAAGCGAGATCCGGTTTTCGTTGAGAAATACTCTTACACCGATTTTACTGGTGAAGAGCACAATGGCATGTATTGGGCTTGTCTAGATCAGATGTCTATTTTCAAGTCGTTACACTGCAACTTGGCTTCACAAGCTGAGACTCCAATTGCAGTTGCCGCTCAGTGTTTAGATCAGGCAATGTCTGAGTTTTTCTTTCATGGACCCGAAGTTTTCAAGGAACGCCATGACCAATTAAAGCGCGTCGTTATAGAAGCGGGTCTTTCGGATGTAATTTCTCCGAGGTTTTACCAAGACTTTGATACACGTGAAGCTTTATGGATGGAAAAGTATGGAATCTCCATTAAGTAACTTTTGGCATCGTGCTGAAATCACGGTAAACTTACTCCGTTTTGGGAAGAACGTAAAGCTTTTTGATCTTGGACCGATGTTAAAGGTATCCTGTCCCGGAAAGACGTTAAACTTGCCAAGTCAGTCGTCCTCTGATTAGTGCCCACGGGTAATAGGACTTGTATATAAAAGTGAATTTAGCACAGAGTCGATTATTTTTCGTTTTGTTCCACTCTGTAGTACCCTATGTATATTAATAATAAAACCTACGTGTAGTATACCGTATGACTTGAAAGTATTTGCACGTTAAACGTAGTATAAGTCAAGAAATGTTTATATAATAATACTGATGATGGACAGTTAAAACCATCACTTTTACATATTTTCTTTTCCGATTCGGCTGAAACTGGTGACCAACCTGTTACTGCCAACGCGGAAACAGAACAAGTTTTAACCCAGATTGGAGGAGATGCCCCACAAGGAAATGAGGGTATGTCTTCCACTCAACAACCAGTTGATGTTGAAATTGTGGAGGATACTGTCGCCATAGAGCAATATCTTAAGCGACCAATTCGTATAGACCAAACAACATGGAATACCGGGGATTTTCTCCGTAAGACCATTGACCCTTGGAGTCTTTACATGGCTGATCCTGCAATTCGACGTAAGATAGATAATTATGCCTTCTTTAGAGGAACCATGAAAGTCAAGATCACAGTCAATGGAAATGCCTTTTACTATGGGCGTGGCTTAGTCTCG